TTGCTGCTTTCGTGGCCAACGCCCTGGATAATACCCAGGTGCGAGCCGTGATCAAGGATCTGGACCCGATGTATTAATCGGGGTTCTTTCGCATGGAAAAGATCGCTCTTTTCCGTAGCTTAGGGCCTGTATAGGGCTCTTTATTGGAGCTCTATATGTCCAGTTCCGGTTACGGTTCGCATGGCGCTAGTCATGACTCTCGAGTTGCTAGGCTCGAGATAGCAGCTACCAACGCCCTCTTGAAGGGAATAGGTAGTCCGCGAGCTCTTACGGTAGCTCTCCTTCTCCAGAATGGAGAATGGGATCAGCTGCTGGATCTTAAGATTGATCCGAACAATTACTTTGACTCTCATTCATTTATGGATGATTATCTAGTAACTTCGGTCCTTCAAAAGAACCAACGGCTACCCACTTCCATTGACAAGAAGGCTGTAGCGATTCGTAAGTTCTACGACGCTGAGAAGCTTTGTTCTGAAACCAATGCTCGCATTCGCGACTTCCGTGAGGACCCACGTTCTGTGGGCTCTGATATAATCACTACTGTACTTAATGTGCAATCGATTATACAGAGGGTCATCGGCCCATACCCGACTCGTAATGAGTTGGGGTATATTGAGTCGAAGATGCGCTTTGGTCCAGGAGCAACTACTTCTCTCTCGGGGGTAGTCACTCAGGGTCGAAAGTTTTCGAACAATCGACTTGACTGTACCGAGGATTTGGTCGCCTTCCGCACATGGTGCTTTCCAGAAGTCTGGAAGCCCATCGTAACCGATCTGAACGTCGTTCAGGGTTCGCGGTTGACGACTGTTCCCAAAAATGCGAAGACCGACAGATGTATATGTATCGAGCCCGACCTGAATATTTTTATTCAGCTCGGGATCGGTGCTTCAATCCGTCGAAAGCTTCGCCACTTTGGCCTAGATCTTAAGAGCCAAGAAGGTAACCAGGTCCTCGCCTCTACGGCTTGGACTCGGGACCTTGCAACTGTTGATCTCTCGGCAGCTTCCGATACAATCTCTCACGAGGTTGTTAGGTTGCTGTTACCACCTGAGTGGGTCCGTCTCCTAGAGTTCCCCCGTTGTCCGATGACTAACGTCGACGGTGACTGGGTTACTCTAGAGAAATGGTCGAGCATGGGGAACGGGTATACCTTCGAACTTGAATCCCTGATCTTCTACGCCGTTGCCCTTGCGGTGACGGACGTAGCTGACTGGGATTCTGTTCGGGTTTTCGGTGATGATATTATCATTCCGAATTCAAGTATGTCTGCTCTCCTGAGGGCTCTGAACTTCCTAGGGTTCAGAGTGAACGAGGATAAGACCTTTGGCAAAGGCCTTTTCCACGAAAGCTGCGGAACAGACTGGTTTATGGGTCGGAATGTGAGGCCATTCTTTTTAAGGAGTGACTTTCATGACCTACCTTCAGTCTGTTATCTCTATGCTAATAACGCTCGTCGATGGGCTAGCCGCCGTAATGGTGGTTGGTCTCTTGATAAGCGTTGTCTACCGTTCTGGCTCCGCTGCTTCACAGCAGTGGGTTCAGAGGATGCTCACAAAATCCCAGAAGGATTTGGTGACGTCGGATTCATCGTCGACTTCGATGATGCAGTCCCAACCATCCGAAAACCGAAAGGCAACGGATGGGGTGGATACTGGTTCTCGTATAGACGAATCAGGAGCATAGAGCGTGTCGTTTCCCAGGAAGGGTGTCTTACGGCATTCCTTTCGGGGAAATGTACTGACTTCTCTCTGGGCCGTGAGGCTTTGAGAGGTCGGTACCAGCGTGCAGCACTAGAATTAGGTCATACTCACGTATGGCCTAACCTAGGACCTTGGCTATAATAGTCAAGATTTGGTTTTCACTTGAAAACCTGGAGGGTGTCATGCCCAGCAAGTGGAG